ACCACAGGCCGCGTGTCCAGCGCGGCGCATCCACGCGGATCAGCGCGCCATGCAGCAAACGGTATCCGTCGCGGTGCAGTTCGCCAATCGTGCGCAGCGCCTGCCAGAACGCCAGCATCCCATCGGGGTTCGCTTCCAGTTCGGCAGTGTCTGTGCCTTCCGGCGTCACGGTCTGCTGCGAGTCTTCCGGCAAAGGCTGCTCGACGCTGGTTTCACCTGTAGGTGAAAACTCCGGTTCAACGCGGCGGCGGTCTGTGCCTTCCTTGTGTGTCGTGCGTGTTGTCATAGATTTAATCCTTACGCTGATGTTTAAACGGTGGTCATCGTTATGGTGTTACCTTCATTTACAATAGTACTATACAATGTATAGTATTGTCAACAAGCAAAATTGACACCCCGCGCCAATTGTGGATAATAAAAGATGCATGGGTGTAACCATGCATCTGATGTTTGATTGGTCATCGAACAGCCAACAGCGCTCCGAAAGGGGCGTTTTTGGTTACAGCAGCGGCATCTGCTCCGGCACATCCTCAGCGACAATAATCATGGCGTGCGTCTCAAATTCAAAGTCGGCTTTGGCCTGTTTCCATGACTTCGTGCGCAGGCGTCCGGTGAAGCGCTGCCACGCCCGTAAATAGGCGGTTCTGCTGGTGACGGTAATGGTTTTTTCTGCCAGTCTGATGTCCTCATGCGCCAGTATCTGCCAGACGTGAAAGCCGATACTGTCCGCCGGAATGAACACGGCATACGGTTCCTGTTTAACCGCCAGCGGGTAGCCGTAATCGTGCAGCCGCAGCGCATCGTCCCCTGTCACCACATGATACTGAGTATCAAAACGATAGAGCGTGATGGTCATAACAGCGCCAGGTCAATATCACGGACAGCGGCATTGGCAAAACGGGTGAGCGTCTTCTCGAAATACAGTGTTACCGTCCCCTCGCCACCGTCGCGCTGCTTGGCGACGATCAGTTCAGCAGTATTCGGAAACTCCGATGCGGGGTTATAGACCACATCACGATACAGAAACATCACCACATCGGCCTCAGCTTCCAGATCACCCGACTCTTTTAAGTCGCTCAACACAGGGCGTTTATCCTTGCGGTCATCGACGCCGCGCGATAACTGATGCGTCGCCAGTATCGGCACGTTCAATTCACGTTTGCCCGTCATGTCTTTCAGTTTGGAAGCGATGTGTGAGACCTCAAGGCGGCGCTCCCCGATGCGTTTGCCCGGTGACATCTTATAAATGCCATCGACGATCAGCAGGTCTAAATCGCCATGTTTACGGGCAATGCGGTTGGCTTTCACTTCCACCTGACGCGGGGACAGCGCTTTGGAGTCGTCGATAAAAAGTGGTAGCTTGCCACCTTCGCCAATGGACTCAACAAACCGTTCCCACAACGTTGTATCCAGATCGCCGTGCGTAATGGTGCGGGACGGGATGCCGGAAATCATCGAATAGAGGCGGCTCATGATTTCCTCGACTTCCATCTCCATCGACAGAAATAGCACTCTTTTACCCATGCGTGCGACATGCAGCGCAATCGCCAGAAACAGCGCGGTTTTACCCATGCGCGGGCGTCCACCGAGGATATAAAACTTACGCTGAAGCCCGTCCAGCAGCGTATCCACTTCGGTAAAGCCTGTCGGGATGCCCTTCAGCCCGTGAATGGGATTGTTCACCTGCTGTTCTATCTGGTTGTAAAAGGCGATAGAGGCTTCACGCATGGTGACGGTATCGTTGGGCAGCGCGTGTTCGGTAACGGTGAATAAACGTTCCTCAGCCTTGCTCACGATCTGCTCTACGGGCATGGTTTCGTTGAGCGCCAGCCCGCGTATTTCATCCGACGCGCTCAGCAGCTTACGGCGAATGGACGCGCGTTCCACCAGGCGGGCATAGGTTTCGGCGTATACTGAACTCGGTGTATTGCGAAACAGGCTGATGAGATAGGTATCGCCACCGATAGCCTCAAGCTGTTTAAAGGCTTTCAGTTCTTCGACCACTGTCAGGTAATCAATCGCTTTTTTCTGTTCCAGCAGTCGCAGCATAGCCTGCCAGATGTAGCGGTGACGGATCAGGAAAAAATCCTCCGGCTTGAGGATCGCGGCGATATCGGGCATCACAACAGGATTGACCAGCACCGCGCCGATTACGGCTTCCTCGGCTTCCTGGCTGAACGGCACATTTAATGCCGGGGCGGGAGTAGGTTGTTGAGTCATGAGAATAAGGTCGCTTTCTTTTCGGCCATCTTACGGGCAAGTTCGGCGCGTTCATCGGCGCTGATTTCACGAGTTGCAGGCGCGGGCTGCTGGGACGGGCGTGCTGGCGCTGGCGCTGTAAATTCTTCCCATGCGGAAATAAAGGCTGCGGGATCTTTGGGCGGGTCGGCGTTGGGTTTATTCACCTTCCACTGCGCATATACAGCCCGTACCCGCTGGGCAATCATGGCGTCTTCGTTCACTTCGTTGTAGGTCTTGCCCAGATGTTCGGCAAGGCAGGTAATCACCTTACCCACACGTCCCGCGTTACCGTTTAAGACTTCAGGACTGAAGCCGGGGCGCATGTGCCAGCCGCACTCGGCAATCGCGTCAAAGGTCGGGCTGCGTTTCGCGGGCGGTTTGGTCAGCTTGTAGGTCGCATACTTCGCATCAGCATTGAGTACACTGCCCTTCACAGGGACGATGCCATGTTTCGCCCATGCTTCCAGCAGTGGGGCGTAGTCCTTTGGCGTGTAGGTCTTGGCGTACACCTCCTGTTTTGCTTCATTCACCGGATAATACTTGCTGGCGGTGAACCGTCCCTTGGCCGCTGGGACTGCGGTTGTATTCTTTTCGTTTGCAGCGCTGGGATCTGTCCCTGTTTCTCCTGAAGGCGAAACGGTTTCGATTTGACGAAAGTCATCCTGTGAGATTGCCGCAGGCAAAGAATCTCTATTCTTTGTAGTTATCTCTGTAGTACTCTCTGTTATGGATTTGACGATTTTCGTTAAGTCCATTTGACGATTTTCGTCAAATCCAATTTGCGGATTCTGTAAAATCGACTGCACACGATTTTTAAATTCTGGCCAGTTAATGCGCAGGTGAGTCGTCGGGACATCATTAAATTTCCATGTCCTGACAATGATTAACCCACGCTTGGCAAGGCGTTTAATACAATCGCGGGAATAGCGCTCAGTAATGCGGCATTCATCCCACCAGTCCTTTGCACGTTTCGCCAGCCATAATTCCCCATCGCGCTGGATCGTCATGCGCGGTTTACCCGTTTCGAGATTAAACCCATGCCAGAACATAATCTGACTGAACATAATGCCATCAATCAAATCACCATCGTTAATGTCTACATAGATGCGCTTCACGGCGATAACATCCCGCTGCGCATTTTCGCTGGCTAACCAGCCTTTGACCCACTCATCCATAGCTCATCTGTTCTTTGGTTATAACGAATGTTTGACAAACCCACACGCCTCCGCTAGACTAAAGGCGTGTGGTGAGACTGTGACGCTGCGCGTTCGCACCGCTGAGCGTCCCGATGTTATAGCTACCTACCAGATGCCCCGGAAACGGGGCGTTTTTATTTCCACCCCACTCAATTGAGCTGCGTTATTTTTAACGCATCTCCGACAAAATTACAACCGTCATCTGGCAGGTAGGATGTTAAAGATCAAAACGGAATCTGATCGTCCGGTATCTCCACAGTCCCCGCCGCAACGGGCGCAGCTTCGGCGGGCGTCTGCTGCCCCTTGTCGCTGATGTAATACGACTTGTCGCCTTCACCCTTCACTGCCCACTTCAGACGCACAGGGGCCACCGCCTTCGGCTTGTTATCCGTGACCCAGGACTCGATGTGGTTGGCGCTGTAGTAGGCTTCCCCCACCGACTTTTTAAACTCAGTCGAGCGCCCATAGACGCGGATCATGCCGACAGCAGTTTTGAAGTCGATGTACTGCCCGTTGTAGAAGGCAACCGTTGAACACACGTCCCACTGCTCCTGTGTCGCGCGCTGGACGATGGCGTGTGTAGAGTCTATCGGGGACTTGTACGCGCTGTAG